ACCATTAGGTCTAAGATAACTGTCTTTAAGTTCTTTAACAATAGTTTGTTGAGCTACTGTTATCTCAGCACGTATCTTTCTAAAGCCCCACTTTTCCCAAGCTTTTAATATGTGTTCATAGTATTCTACAATCCTATCAGTTTTAAATCTGTCAATATCTAATACGTAGTAATTAGCTTGATGGTCTACACCTATAATAACAAGAGCTGTACTGTCAGCTTGTTTACGTAAAGAGAATGCAAAGTCAATTGCTGCATAAACATTTAACTTTCTATCTCGTATATACCAATCCCCTTCTTTATTTTGTAATACACTTCTATCATAATATTGAAAGTTATCTGTAGATATATTTGCAGTTTCTTTACTATTAGGGTCATTGTAATACTGTGCAAAGAACTGAGTTTGGTTAATATACTTAGCTCTGATTCTTGCTAATTCTTTTGCATCAAATCCAAAAGCTTTTCCATCTTTTCTTTTTTGTTTAGCCCAAAGGAACTCACCGTCTTTTTCTACTACTCTTTGAAACAATTCATATACTGGTTCTTCTGATTCTAAGTCACCATCTTCATCATATAAGGATTCTTTCATGTTAACCATAGTATCATAAATATCCCTAGGATGATAACGGGTACCAACCACCCACTCGAAAGCTCCAGGATTCTCAATAGAAGCGAGTTGGGAATATGCTGAAGAAACTTTATCTCGCCCTTCTTCCGTATACGCATTACCAGGAACAACAATGTCATCAAGAACAACAATATCAGCATGAAATCCAGTAGTATTAGAAGTAAGCCCAACGGCTTTAACAGTAGCGTCTCGAACACCCTCTTCCTTTCTTCTTGGATGGTCTACTGCTATTTCAGCAACAGCCCACCGTTCACGTTTACCTTCCTCAGGATTAATCATTTCTGCCCAGTATCGTTTATAGATAGGACTATCTATAATATTTTTAATAGCATACAATTGTTTTTCAGCAAGGTCTGCTGTTGCAGATACGTATAGTATTGTAGTTTCAGGATGCTTAGTAATCCACCAAGCAGTTCTATAAGCTACTAACTTAGACTTCATATGTCCACGAGGAAGTAATACTAATTGATTAGCTTTAGCATCTTGCCTTTGCCACCATTGTATTAATTCTTCATGTATAGCACCTAACATTAAATGAGGAGCTACTAATCTTATAAAAGTTAGTAAATCATTTTCTGCTGCCTCTCTGATTTGGTCAATCTGAGTCATGTTATTTTTTCTTTTTAGATTTACCCCAGTTGTTTTGCATATCTTTATATGCTTTAGCACTTATAGTAGATTTCTTTTTACTTCTACTAGTGCCTGCTTTTTTTCTTTTATTTATATTCTCTACTAAACTCATTACCATTTAACCTTATCTGCCCAATAGGCTGCACTCATTTTACCTTTAGATATATTCTTAGCATGCCTAGCTTTAAATGATTTACGTCTAGCTTTTTGTTTAGCTGTGCTAGGATTTTTACCAGCACCACTAACACCTTGTTGTCCAAACCTAATAATCTTTTCTTTACCATTAGCACACGCTTTAACTACATGTGATTTAGTTTTATGCCCTGATGTACGTTTAGGTTTATTACATGGCATATCTTTTTTACTTACAGGTTTAGTAGCCATTACTTAGTTAATCCTTTTTGTTTTTCATAAGTTCTAAGACCAGCTAAACCTAACATTGCAAAAGTAAGTTCTAGTAAAGCTTCTGTTTGAAAATCAGGTAATGGTATAGGATTACCAGTTAATGCAGTTAACCATTGTGCAATAGGTTGTAATAAAAATACCCAAGCAAAACCTAGTGCTGCTACCCAACCTAAACATGGTCTCCAACCTGCTACCCATACACTTCTATGTGAAGCTTCTATCTTATTAGTTTCTGCTTGTGCTAAATTAAGTTGTGTTGCATTTTTAATTAACTCAGCTTCTATTTCTTGTTTAGCTTTTTGTGCACCATTTTTATCTGGTATAACTCTATCTAATACTGTTCCTATTAATGGAAGGATAGCTTGTAACATTTATTTCCACCATTTAAATTTATTTACTAAATTATTTAGTCTTACTTTATTTACTCTAATAGCTGTATCTAGTTTAGGCATTACCCACTTTCTAAGTAATACTTCCCAAACTACAACACTAACTACTACTACAATTAATGCATTCATATTATCTCCTTAAATATGTAAGGTACTCATGACTACAGCTACAGCAATAGCACCAAAGCCAGCCATAATTCCCCAAATTAATTTCCAAAGCATTTGTTCAATACGGTCTAATCTATGATGTATTGTGTCATATCTTTCTGCACAGAGTTTTTCGTGAGCTACTAATTCTTCATGTGGTGACATATTATTCGTCCGCTGGTTCTGGTTCGTTACCTTCTGCTACCCATTCTAGGTATTCTTGGTAATCTGTATTTGCTGGGTCTAATGGAATACAAGCACCATCCTCAATGCGTTTAATAACACTTGTATCTATATTTCCATCTATATCATTTACTTTTTTATACATATTATAGCTCCGCACTTATAGCAATTTTTTGAGGAGGTGAGGTAACAGCATCAGTATTAAAAGTATACCAAGCACCACGACCCACTGTTAATCCAGAAGTTCCTAAATTAAATTGACACCTATCAGGTCTAATATTTGCAAAACTCCCACCTGTAGCATTATAAGAAGTCCCACCTGACCTAACTACAAAATCAGTAAAAGTAGCTGTAAGAGTTGGAGAAGCTCTCATTGGTAGCCATGTAAATACTCCAAAAGCATTAGTTGTTTGCCATACAGAAGCATTTGTTACATTGTCATAACCTGCAGTTTTAGTAATTTCCTGATAATACCTCTGACACATAGCTAACTCTTGGCTATACATTCTGTTTTCAAAGGGTGTAGCGTTTTCACCTATTTCTAATTGCACGGCTGTGATTTGCCATGTTGCACCTGATGTTTGAAATAAATTAGTTGATGTTGTTGACCCAAGTATATTGCTAGATGAGTGCCAAGAATCAAGCGTTGATGTTGCATAAGTGCTACCAACTGCATGAGTAAATAATACAGATAGACCATTAGAATTTCCAGTAGTAATCCATGTGCCAGATGTTGGTCCTGTAACTGTTACAGTTTTCTTTTCCCATGTGTTTGCTACATTTATAGTGTATTCATGAATATAAGAAAAATCTTGTGCATTATTTTTTAATACTAATGAATAATTACCAGTAATAGAGCTTTTAACCCAAAATGATAATGTTATGGTTTTAGCATTAGCTGTTCCATAATTAAGATGTGATAAATTATTTGCTTCTATTTTTTGCATAGTAAAAGAATATTGATTAGAAGCAATACTTGTATCAGCAGTTCCTACAGTTAATTTATATGAATAACTAAATCCAGATGGAGCATCTGTTACTTGCTGTGCTGTTAGTGTTCCATCTGTAACTTCATCTGTTCTCCATCTATCAACAGTATAACCACTAGCAGTTGTTGAACTTCCAGCATTTCTCTGGTCAATCCTCATATCACCATTGATGATAAGGTTCTTCGTGCCTAACCCAACAGTAGCATCTGTGGCTATGTTACCTGTAGCTTTAGGTAGTGTTAAGGTATGAGTACCCGCAACGCTAGGTGCTTCTACTGTTATGCTTCCAGAGGTATCACCCTGAATTACTATGCTAGACATTATGCTGACTCCAATGTTTGTATTCTTGTTTCTAAATCTTCAATCTTGGTAATAGCTTCTTGTAGTGCTGCTGTTAATAATGGTATAACATCAGTATATGATAAACCTAAATATTGTTCTTCAGTATCAGGTTCAGCAATACTTACAGCTTCTGGTAATACTGCTTGTACATCTTGAGCAATTAAAAATGGGTGTTTAAATCCAGGTGAATTTGTAAATTCACCAATAACAGCTCTTAAAGTACTTACTTTATTTAATGCGTTAGTAATAGGTTCTAAATTTTGTTTTAATCTTTCATCAGATGCAGAAGACCATGATGTTGATGTTACATCAGGTAAATAAACTCCATTAGCAGTTGTTGACCCTACACTTCCACCTCTTATATGTAAAGTTGCTCCATTTGGATTACTATTAGATATTCCATAGAAATTCCATCCAACTGGATTACTACTCGAATTATTTCCAGTTAAAGCAATCCCACCCAGCCATCCACCGTCTGCTCGGATAGCTGCATTAGTAGCCCAAGATGTACTACCGTGTTGGTTTCCACCATCTGAAACATATAATCTATTTCCTGGGCTAGTTGCATTAAGACCTACATCACCAGAACTGCCTATACGCATGCGTTCTGTAGAATTAGTTGATACACCAACAGTATTTGTTGTAGGTAAAAACATTCCATTAGTAGGAGCAGAAGATGATGTAGGAATAATTGTATTAGCAGTTAAGTTATTAGGTGCTGTTAAGTTACCACTACTATCAATGGTCAGTACATCACTTCCATTTAACTGGATTGAGCCTGTGGTACTGGTAGGTGCTTTTACGCTTACAG